CGGGGACGCTGGGAAAAGTCGGCACAAGGTCGTAGGTGAAGGATAAGGGGAAGTAGGAATAGGGATGTTCAGGCCGAGTCAGAAGATCAATTTCGTGCCGGGGATCGGCATCCACGTTATCACGCCACAAGCAGCAGCGGCCAGTTGGTGGTTGAGTGGCGGGATTAGCGCGGCCAATTGTATCGCGGCGTATCAGGCGAAGGGCGCGGCGAGTTATGCGGCGTCATTGGTCAATCTGGCGCAGCAGGGGACGTATGACGTGACGGAGGGTATTGGGCCGTTGACATGGGCGACTGGCACAGGCTGGGTAGGAGATGGAGTAAATTATTTACGAACTGGTATAACGCCTACTAATAACTATTCAATCATTGCTAAATTCGCCAATTTTAGTCTTGCATCTACTCAGATCGTTATGGGCGAGAGGCAGGCTGGATTTAGTACGCGAATGTACCTAATGCCAGTTGACATATTTAGTACGGGTTGGCACACGTATCAAATTGGAGCAAATTTACTGAGGGTAGCGAACAAGCAGACATCGGGAATCATGGCCATTACAAATCTATGTGGCTATCTCAATGGCGTGTTAGATGCTGGGCCTGGGACGTGGGCAGACGGTACAACTCAATCTATCTGGATAATGGGTGGTAACAATGGTGGTGTACTAGAAAGTTCTGTCATCGCTCCGGGTGAATGCCACGCCGTGGCTATCTATAATATTGACATTTCATCGTATATTGTTGATCTAATAGCAGCGATGGCAGCTCTATGACATATTCAAATTTCGGAGGTGAATCATGGCTTCAACACACATTTTGATTACTGGCACCGCTGGCGATCTGTCGGCGGATGTGCGGTCGTTCGTAGACCGGCTGACCGCGTTGGTCGATGACGGCGTGAATATCAAGGCCGTCATGGACCAGGTAGCGGCGGGGGGCGATTGGGCGGCATTGGCGACGTATCTGGGACTGTCCGGCGAGAACGCAGGGGCGAACGCGGAAGCAGTCTACAACATGCTGGGCAGCGTGAACACAGAGCTAGCCGGCGTGTTCATCGGGCAGTTGACGAGTCGCTGCGGATAGGAGGAGTGTTATGCTCCGAAAGAATGTAGCAGGGCAGAAGGTCCATTTCAGCCTGTTCAAATCGGGGGCGCGGATTGCTAACCCGACGATGGCGGCGGGCGATTTCAAGGTAGACATCGACGACGCGGGACAGGCGAACGTAGCGACGCTGCCGACGAGCGACGCGGCGGGGTTGGTGACGTGGCTGCCGTCGCAACCGGAGACGAACGGGGACTATATCACCTTCCTGGCGAACGATGTGGCCGGGGCGGAGTGGGAGCCGCTGACGATAGAGTTCGATACGCGGCTGGAGTCAATCGTCGCGGCGGCGGTGTGGAGCTACACTAGCCGGACGCTGACGAGCCTCTCGACGCTGGTTGCGAGCATCGCGGCGGCGGTGTGGGGCTATGCGATACGGACGATCACGGGCGGCGGAGGTTCGGCGGCGGAGGTGTGGACCTACACGAGCCGGACGCTGACGCAGACGGCGGCGCAGGTGGTGTCGGCGGTGAGCGGGTCGGAGCTGAACATTGGGATCTCGACGACGTTCGACGCGACGATCACGGGTCTGAGCATACCGGCGACGTGGACGAAGGTTTATTTCACGGTGAAGAAGACCAAGACGCTGGCGGATGCGCAGGCCGAAATAAAAATCGTGGAGTCGAACCCGGCGGCGGGGACGGATGGGTTGCTGATCCTGAAGGGGGCGACGGCGACGAGTGCGGCATGGGGTGAGCTGACCGTGGACCAGGTGAACGGGACGGTTCAGATCGAGCTGATAGACGAGGCGACGGCGCTGCTGCGGGAGATGGGTAGCCTGTATTACGACATCAAGCTGCTGCTGGCGGATGGGTCGTCGCAGCAGTTGACGGAAGGCAGCGCGAATATCAGCCACGTGGTGACGCGGGCGACGAGCTGAGGTGAGGTATGGCGTTCTGTACGGTTGCTGATGTGGAGCGGTTTTTGATGGTCGATATTCCAGAGGCGAAGCAGGCCAGCGCGACGCGGGCGATCAACGCGGCGACGGCGGCGATTCAGAACTACTGCGGGCAGGTGCTGGAGCTGATCGAGGATGAGGAGATCACGCTGGACTGCACAGGGGCGAAGAAGATCTTCCTGCCGGAATTGCCAGTCGTGTCGGTCGCGGAGGTGATCGAGGATGGGGAGACGCTGACTGCCGATGAGGATTATAAACTGGGGCAGCATGGGATTCTACACCGGCTAAGCAACGACGTGGCTATCCCGTGGGCGGCGGGCGTGCAGATTCTGGAGATTACGTATACGCACGGCTACGAGACGATGCCGACAGACGTGGTGGATATTTGCACGCGGGCGGCCTCCCGGGCGTATCAGGCGGGGCTGAAGTCGGAGGAGCTAGATGGCGTGCCAGGTGTGACGGCGAAGAGCCTGGGCGATTATTCGGTCTCATTTGGGAGTGAGCAGGGCGGCGGGGCAGGCGGCGAGTCGGTGCTCGGGGCGTCTGCGTCGCCGGTGCTGTTGAGGTCGGAGAAGGAGATTTTGAACCGGTATCGGTATATGCCGGCGTAGGCAGCGGGCGATTGGAAGTCGCGCTTGAGGGGCCGAAGGCCGGATCAGATCGGGTCAGGTCAGCCGGCGACTGGAAGTCGCGCTTGAGGGGCAGAAGGCCGGATCAGATCGGGTCAGGTAAGCCGGCGACTGGAAGTCGCGCTTGAGGGGCCGAAGGCCGGGCGTCCACCGGCGTGGACGCATCTGAGGATGAATCAGGGGGCGCATCTGAGAGGGTTAGATGGGTGTGTTTGAGAGTTTATTAAATAATACGTTCGTGATTTCGCGCCGGACGAGGACGTTTGATGGTCAAGGCGGCTGGATCATGGCATACCTGCCTTTGGGGACGATAAAGGGACGGTTGAGGCCGGCTACATCGCAGGAGCGGGAGGTGGCGGCGCTGGAGGAGCGGTATATCACGCATGTTTTCTATTGTGTGGAAGGCGAGGATATAGCGCGCGGCGATACGCTGTCCGGCGACGACATTACGGTGGACGTGATGGGCGTGAGAGAGCCCAGTCGGGCGGATCATCATCTGGAAGTGGATTGCGCGGAACAGCAGCCAGAGGTGAGCGAGGAGCCGGGGTCGTGAGCCTGGAATGGAATGAGAGACAATTCAAGGCGAGGATCGCTGGGGTGGTGGCGAATAATATGCAGCGGGCGTGTGAGTTCGCGGCGGACGAGGCGCGGGCACGGGCGCCACGCCGGACGGGGATGCTGATCGAGAATGTGGACGTGCGGGTAGAGGTCCGCGGGCGGCAGAATTACATTGAAGGGCTGGTCGGGGTAGTCAAGAAGGTATTCTGGGCGTGGTTCATCGAGATGGGCACGTCGAAAATGGCGGCTAGGCCGTTCCTGAGGCCAGCGGTGTTCGATAATGCGGCGCGGATCGTGCGGATGATCGAGGGGAAGGAATAGAGAAGCAGGCGATTGAAATCGCGGCAGATGGGCAAGGCCGGGCGTCCACCGGCGTGGACGCGGGAAGATATAGTGGCATGGACGCGGGAGAGATGATATGAGTGTGTTGACGGCGGCGGTGTATGATCGGATGGCGGGGGATGCGACGCTGACGGGAATGCTGGCGACGTATAAGGGTGAGCCGGCGGTGTTTACGACGGACCCGGTGCCAGGCGATGCGACGCTGCCCTATATCGTGACGGCGGGCGAGGTGGCGCAATCGCCGTTCGATACGAAGACGAGCCGGGGGCGGCGGGCGTTCCGAGACGTGCGGTGCTACGCCTCGGCGCAAGATGGGTCGGCGATTGTGGTGGAGGCGATGGCGGAGCGGGTGCGGGCGCTGTTTCACCGGTATGAGTTGACGGTAACTGATTTTGGGGTGATCGTGGCGAACTGTGTGGGGCCTATCGTGGCGGACGAACAGGACGCCTACGGGCGAATTTTGACGGTTGAATTTATGTTGGTGGAGGTGTAACTATGGCTATGAATGGAACTGATATTCTGCTGCTGATCAACACGGGGACCGATCTGGCTCCCAATTACGAGGTAATCGGGTCGCAACGCGATTATACGCAGAATGAGACGACGGCGGAGATCGACGTATCGTCGAAGGATCAACGGGAGATGCGAGTGCTGCCGGGGCGGTATGGCTCGACGATCTCGCTGAATGCGCTGTACATCGATGACGACAATGGCTATCTCTCGCTACAATCGGCGATGCGAAACGGGACGTTCGTGACGGTGCGCGTGCAGGAGGATGGCGCGGACATCGAGGAAGCGGACGCGATTGTGACGGCGCTGACGAAAGCGGGGCCGGATCAAGATGCGGCAACAGTGAGTGTGACGCTGCGGATCGATGGGGCGTGGACAGCGCTGGGGACATAAGCGGGCGACTGGAAGTCGCGGCGGATGGGCCAAAGGCCGGGCGTCCACCTGCGTGGACGCGGCATGGACGCGGCATGGACGCGGCGGAGATGATTGGGGGGTGAATGGGAGCTCGAGGCGAGGGCGTTATCCAAATTGGGGAGCGTTCGGTGCGGGTGTTGTTTACGAACCGGGCGCTGGCCAGGGCGGAGACGGCGCTGGGACGGAACGTGGTGGAGCTGCTGCGGGAGGCGAGCCGCGGCGGGTTTGGCATGAACGATGTGGCGGAGCTGCTGCGGCTGGGGATGGATGCGGCGCGGCGTGAGGACGGCGCTGGCCAGGCAGTGACGCTGGATGAGGCATACGGCGTGATCGATGAGGTGGGGTTCATCGCGGCGACGCGGGTGGTGATAGAAGGGCTATCGGCGGTGATGCGTTTCGGGGGGAGGGATGCGCCGTCGCGCCCCTTTCCGGGTGTTGGGGAATGAATTACCGGCAGGGGGGCAGGCGATTGAAATCGCGCCGGATAGGCAAGGCCGGGCGTCCACCTACGTGGACGCGGATAAGTGGGATTGGGATGAGCTGATTAGAGACGCGCTCCGGGCGGGGATCGGGGCGCGGGAGTTTTGGGATTTGACGCCGGCGGAGGTGGCTATGGCGTTCGAGGCGGCGGCGTGGCGGCAGAGGCAGGAGATGCGGCGGGCGGCGTGGCTGGCGTGGCATACGGCGGGGTTGATGCGGACGAAGCGGATGCCGCCGTTGAGCATATTATCACCACAGGAGCCGCGCAAGGTGAGCGTAGAGCAGAGACGACAGGAGCACGCTGAGATCGTGAAGAGGTTGGGGAATGGCAGACGAAAATAAATTAGGTATTGCGACCATTCCGATCCGGGCGACGCTGGACCAGCTCGACAAGGACCTGGCGACGGCGAAAGGGAAGGCACAGGGCGGCGTCGATGAGATCAACTCTGTGTTCAGTAAGATCGGACTGGGGACGATGGTGGCC